TCATTCTCGTATAAAAATATTAAATATTGTATTTCCATATTACCAAGTATTGTATCTATATTTCGTTTTAAGGTAGTTCATTACATTCGCATATTCAGTTGTGGTTAATACCTTATTATAAACTAATACTTCAAAGAGTTCTATGTTGTTTGCAGTTGAAGTTCCTGGTTCATAACCAAAATCTAAATTTGTTGCAGTTACTCCTGTATAGGTTGTTGTTCCACTCGTTCCAATAGTATCATTAAATGAAGCTGTGAAGAATGACCCTGTTCTACCTGATGTTGCCAATAATAATGGGGCTATAGTTCTAGCTGGTGAAGTAGATGAACCTGGCCTTTTTCTTGTTATTGAAGTTGTTGAACTTGCATATGACTGCCATTCCCACGAACTGTTATTAGCCCCTGTGCTATATAAACTTACAGCCCAACCACTTGCACTTGTTGAATTAACTTTCATTACAGCGAATACTGTAGAAGCCGTATAATTCGTTGAAGTGAATACACCTTGCATATAATCCCTATCTTGATATTGAACTGATGTTCCACTATATGAACCTAATGTTGAACTTATAATTTGTGGTTGTCTTGCAGCTGTTCCTTGGCTTTCACTACCACCTAATAAACCATAGTTAGTCCAACTTGAAGTTGTAGCCCCACTATTAGACATAAACCAGAATTGTAAGTTCGTTATGCCTGAAGGGCTAAATGCTGTTGCACTTGGTGATGGTGTATTTGTTGGGGTGTAAGATGGTGTTGGGGTATTAGTTGCCGTTGTTGTATTAGTTGGTGTTTGCGTATTAGTTGCTGTAATACTTGGTGTTGGGGTATTCGTAGGGGTTCCTGTATTAGTAGGTGTTTGCGTATTAGTTGGTGTGTTAGTAGGCGTAGCTGTATTAGTCGCCGTAACACTTGGCGTTGGTGTATTAGTTCCAGTTGGGGTGTTCGTAGGTGTAGTAGTATTGGTCGGTGTATTCGTAGGCGTAGCCGTATTAGTTGAAGTTTGCGTAGGTGTTGGGGTAGGCCTTGGGCATTCATTCCATAACAAATCTTCAACACCCCAAACCACATTATTTTTATTCCAAATACATTCATCAACACCTGGCGTAGGGGTAGGGGTTGTTGTGTTCGTAGGGGTTTGCGTATTGGTTGGTGTAACCGAAGGTGTTTGTGTATTAGTTGCAGTGTTAGTTGGTGTTTGGGTATTAGTAGGTGTTTGCGTTGGGGTTTGTGTTGGTGTGCTAGTTGCAGTTTCAGTTGGCGTAGCAGTATTCGTAGGTGTATTGGTTGGTGTTTCACTTGGTGTTTGCGTAGGCGTTTCTGTATTAGTAGGGGTTTGGGTAGTTGTTTGCGTAGGGGTATTAGTTGGCGTTTCTGTAGGTGTGCTAGTTAAGGTAGTAGTTGGCGTAGCAGTATTCGTAGGTGTTTGGGTTGGCGTAGGTGTTTCTGTAGTTGTGCTAGTAGGGGTAGGCGTTGGTTCACTAGTTGGTGTTTGCGTAGGTGTTGAAGTAATGGTTGGGGTTGGTGTATGTGTTAAGAATGAATTGAATGCTGCATCACACCTGTCTAATGGTGCCATTACCTTAATTTTAAGTATTGCATTCCAACCACCACATAAGTCACTATACTTTTCCAAAAATGGTATCATTTCCACACTATCATCAAGGTAGTATTTTTCATTAAAGTTTCCTAAACTATCATAAACTGACAGCCTGAATTGTGAAATAATATCATCAAGTATTTGGTTAGTATCACTTAACACATCTACTTGGTTGGCTAAATCCCTGTCTATAATATCCATTACCACACAGTTGAATTCGTAGTTCATATAAGACATACCATTCTCTGCAATAATTTGTTCTGCATTGGAAGGTATTACATATAACAAGGGGAAGAATGGGCTTTCAAAAGTGGTGTTCTGTTGTTTAAGCCTGCTTTCAGTCCAATAGGAAAGGTCTTCAAGGTTTCCAAACCCGAAGGAATTAAGTTGTTTGTGGTGGTCTGCTAATAACCTGAAGTCATCATGGAATGTTTTAAAATTGATTGTGTTGTGTTGAATTGGTGTGCCTGTGAATTCATTAAAGGCTGCCGAACATCTATCAAGAGGCGTGGTTGTATTGATTTTTAGAATAGCATTCCACCCATTATTCAAGTCACTATGTTCTTCAAAGAATGGAACGAATACTACACTATCATCTATGTAATAATTGGTGTTATAGTTTCCATATACTTCAGCAACAGAAAGCCTGTATTGGCTTACCACATCTTGTGCCATTTGTAGTGTATCACTGAAGACATCAACTTGGTTGGCTAAATCCCTATCAACAATATCTAACATTACACAATTCAGTTCCCACTTCTTGTATTGAATATTGTTTTCACACACACCAGGAACAATATACAACAAGGGGAATATAGGTGACTCAAAAGTAAGGTTTTCTTCATTGCCCCTTAACTGTGTCCAATAACTTAACTGGTCTGTATCACCCAACCCATATGAATTGATTTGTTTGTGATGATATGACATGTTCTGCAAATCATCTGCAATGTTCTTAAAATTGATGTATAAAGGATTACTCATTCGCTTGTTTTATTTGTCTTTCCCTTTCGGTATTAAGGTCTTTAATGTAAGAAAGATGATTAAGGCACTGATAAAGGGGTAGGTTAGAAACGCTGTCAAACTGCCAAACCTTGTCTTCACTGAGTGTGCTGATTGCTGAATACCAGCCCCAATGAGATGAAAAACTATTTTCACTTTCATCATCAACCACAGCAGTTTGCTCTGGGAATAAAGTGTGGTAATCCCTTCGGAGGCCTTTGCTAAATTCAACAAAAAAAAAACTGACCCTTCCAAATATTTTATAGGTAGGGTTTCAAACTCCTTAATTCGTTGTTTGATTTTTGTTTCACCATACTTGGTTCCCTTTTCTGTATAAAGATATGCAGCTAGTTCATTTAGGTTTTGAATTCTATAGGTTTCTTCTTTGGTTAGGAATGTATCAATATCAACAAACTGGCCGAATGAAACTTCAGCCACATCTAAAAATTGGTATTCCTTACCATTATGGGTAAACTCACTTACAACCCTTTTGTCTTTTTGGTTTAAATAACCGAATACCATTCTACCAGCATCCCGTATTTCTTTGGCATCAGCAGCAAGTATTTCATCTTCACTTAAACCTGTGGTTAATTCTATTACCTTGATAAACATATCTTGGTCATCAAGAATTCCTTGAAGTTTCATAACTTCACTCCACATCTTAATTGTTGGTTCTTTTATGGGGTATTTCTTGCCTTGGTATTCTATGAACTGCGTTGTCATAACTATAAATATATTTTTTTCGTTTATCTCACTGGTTAGTTTTATTGAATGTTATGAATTGTATTATTCCAATACAAATCAAAAATATGATTAAAGGTTTTTTCAATTTTTATATAATTTTTCTAATATACATAGACACCTGTGTTTCTACCAACCTTCATTTCTAACACATACCTAATACCATCAATAATGTGGTTGTCAGTATCTACGGGTTCATCAAGGTTATTTCCGTTCTTGTCTGTTTTCCAAATATAAGAGAATAGTTCACTTTGTAAGTTCATACTATGGGTGTGAACGAAAAAATTGCTTCGCTTTATTAAATCTATTCCGTGAAGTATAGAATTCTTCTTGACTGGCTTGGCATTTATTCCATTTCTACGGAGTTCTTCTATAGCTTGGGGGTTTGCACTGTCACAGATAAAATCATCCGTTAGGTTCAAGTTTAGGTCTTTTATTTTATATATAAAATCAGGTATTGTTATATTCCGTAGGTATAATAATTCTTCACAGTATATGTTGTCTTCAAGTTTATAAACCTTAACCAAAGTTGAAGGGTCACTGTAACCCCAGTCAATTCCATACCCCAATAGTTTTGCACCTTCTGGTAAGTCAGTGTAGTATTGTTGGTGGGTAAATACCATTTTAGTGGGAACACCTTTCTGGCCTAAACCAAATATTCTCCATAGGTTTGGGTCCCTGGTTTGAAGTTTCTCTATTTCTTCTACTTGTATTTGGGGTAGGAACGGGTTGTCCTTGTAGGTTGTTATTGTGTATTTCACATCTTCTTGCCCTTCAAGGTCATATATCCATGACTTCCATAATGAAGGGTTCAAATCTAAAACAACCATGTCTGCGGTTCTTAATACAAGTTGTATGTATTCATCGTAACTTATTTCGGTTGCTTCGTTAATAAACAGGTAGTCCCTTTTTCTACCACGAAGTTTGGTTTCATCATCACAAGAAAACCATTCAATAATGTTGGTTCCAAGTTCAAAGTAACCATCACTTTGGTGCCATTTGTTAGAGTCAAATACATCAAACATAATAAGGATTTCCTTTAAGTCCCTTAACACCGAACCCTTAAGTGCGGGGAGTGTCTTACGAACTACGGATAAAACCTTATTGTCTTCATTTAGAAGTTTGTATACATAGTAAATTAAGATGTTATATGTTTTGCTGGCCCTTGATGAACCTTGAAACACATTAACCCTTTTATCACTATTTAATAATTCCTCAAATACTTTAGTTGTTTGTATCTTCATTTCCTTTTTTCAACTCTTCAAACTTTTCCCATGCTTTTTTTGCAGCTATTTTATATTCACCCTTAATTCTTTCGTTTCTTTTGGCTACTTTCTTTCTGTGTTCCTTTGCTTTCTTTCCCATATGTTATATTGTTTCTTTTATAAATTCAGTCATGTATGAATAATCTGTTGTATATGCCCCCATGTTTTCAACACTATACACATTAAGGTCAATTTTATAACCAGGGTTTTCAGTTATTCGTTCAAAAGTCCATGACTTATCTAACCATATTATTCTATTGTTGGGGTAAATGAAATAGTTTCCGTTGTCCATTTTAAATAAATGTGCACACTTATGTTCGGGGGTTTCACTGAAGTTAGTGTCAATCATATTTCTGTCTTGGTGAGACCAGTCCAAAGTGAATAAATAAGTTCCTTGGCGTTTCACCCCTGTTATTGAAATAAGGTCAGCCCTTAAACCACTTAACCTTTCCCTTACTTTCACATCAATATACGAACTGAAACAATCCCAAAAGACATGTTCGGTTAGCGGTAATACTTCAGCCCCTTTTTTCCAAACAAATGCGTGTATTGGCCTTCTAGTCCAATTAACCCCATTTTCTAAAAACGCTTCAAACAGGGGGGTTCGTTTTTCTATACTTGCCACAGAGTGAACATCAGCATAGGTATATTCATTATGCCCTTTTTCGTGGTTATACAAAAATTCGTTTCTAATGAAACAAGTTAATGTTGGTATGTTTGCGTTTAGGTATGCCATATATTACCTTCCTTGCCCCCTGTATGCTTTAGGTTTGGGGTTATACTTACCATAACTTTTTTTGGCAACCCCCTTTTTCTTTTTTCCAAATACAACCTTTCGGTTATTACTGTTTGTCTGCTTCGCCATTTATGTTGGTTTTTAATATTTCTATTTGTATTTTAGGTTCGGTTATGTTTTCGCCGTTGGTGGTTATGTCTACCTTTTCCTTGGGTTTTCCATATACCCTATTCAATAATGTTTCCACACTATCAAGGTTCCCTTTTTCAATACCTTTACGAAGTGCCGAAGCAATTGTCTTTTCAAGAATTGTAGCTTGGGGGTTTTCCCAAATCTTCTTAAGTTCTTCAGCTGTCATACTACACATAGCTTGTATGGTGTCATTTATTTCAGCCAGTTTGTAACCTTCTACCTTCATAGCCAACACAGGTTTTTTTGGTCTTCCTTTGGGGTTTCCACTTTCGCCTTTTTTCCACCTTGGTGGCACTATATTTCTTGGCATAATTTTTGTTGTTTTATTTGTTGCTTTTATTTGCTTCGGGGGTTAATGTTATTAGCCCGTTTATTAGCCCTTTGTGTGCTTAATTTCTGTAACCTTTCAACTTCCATTTCATATGGGTAGCAATGTTTCATATTCTCAAGTGTGTAGTAAACTATTGAAGCCCTGTATGGTTTGTTACTTGTTTTCATAATAGGCATACACCCATGTATTTCATTCTGTCCATCAAAGATAGATAAGTAACTGTCATCTTGTGCTATTGCAAAACCATACTCGGGGAATACAAGTTCACCACCAATAATTCCATCTTTTAGAATTAACACATTAGACAGGTTCCCTTTAAAGTTTCCTGTGTCCTTGTGGTATTTTATTGCATGGTTCACATTTATGTTTGCTGTTGCGAATGGTTGGTTTTCTTTCAGTAAGTAATCACTACTTACATTCTCCTGTATTACCTTTAAGTCGTGTTTAAATTGTTCGGGTAGGTATTTCTCGTATATTTCTGTAAGGTAAGGCATGAAACTAAATAACCTTTGTGTATTCAGTTTTTCACTTTTGGTTTGTGTGCTGAACCTACAATAGTCATTTCTTAATGCTATACGGGGTAATGAACCGAATACACTAGATTGTGTGGGTAATGCTTTGTGGGTTCTATATGTTTTCACATACTTGGTTTCTAGTGATGCTTTCCTTATTTCCTTAATTAAGGGGTGGTCTACTTTCATATACAACCCAACTGGTATTCCATTCTTGGTGAATATTGTATCACTATCTATTAGAATGTTGTAATCTTCTTTGGTTGGTGTTGTTTTTAATAAGTCATCACAGTTTCTTATTTTAGTCAACTCAAATATTCTCATCTTCCATTAGTTTTAGTATTACTTGGTTATTGTCTTCTACATCAAATTTCTTTTGTAACCTGTTGAACCATTCTATAACCCGTGTGAATGTTTCGTTGTCATATACCAAGAACATTCTTTTTATTTCTGCGTTCATGAACTTGTCTAACTTTGAAAGCTGGTCTAAACCTTCGTAGTCATTATTGTTTGTCATATCATCATTCCAGTAGGGCATATCTACCCCCCAGTCTAATAATTCGTCTTCAGCCCAATCTTCCGTTAAGGCTTCCCATTCCCATTCGCCATACGACAAATTGTCCTTAACTATAAATTCGTGTTGTTCTTCAGGGGTGAGGTGTTCGGCGGAAATAACTGGAACTTCTACCAAACCAGCCTCTTTACATGCTTTTAAACGCATGTTTCCCGCCAACACCACATTATCCTTATCAACTACAATAGGTCGTATTTCCAACATTTTTGGAAACTCCTTTATACTTTTCACCAGCTTCTTGAACTTTTCATCTTTAATAATTCGTGGGTTTTTAGAATTTGGTTTTATATCTGTTATTTTTAAAAGTTGTGTTTTCATATATTGCCTTTCTTTATGCTGTCGTATTCGTTCAATAATTCCATTGCTCGTTCCACCCTTCTTTGAACCCTACTGATACAAACTTGGTCACAATACCCTTCAAGTATTTCACCAAAGTATTTGTAGTTGAATTCTATCATATTCAACCGTTCTTCTTCTGTTTTATTGAAAGAACCCAAGTAGTCCTTTACTCTTACAACTTCTTCTCTTGTGTATGGGGGTGCTTCCACAACAAAAGTTATAGTTCCATCAGTTTTTTCTATTACTGCTGGTTTAGGTTCTTCTTTCACTTTGTTCTTACAATTACATCCCACGGTATTATTTGTTTAAGGTTAATAGGTATTTTGCTTGGTTAATTTCACCCAACATAGTATCTCTAATGTTTAATAGGTCAGTGTCTGTTCTTGGGTCTAATTCGTCATTTAAACTGATTAGGTATTCAGCAAATTGTGATAGGTAAAGCTGTATATCCACATTCTCTGGTTTTTCCATTTCTAATGAAAAAGTGCCAGGGAATACTGGCCTTCCGTATTTACCCATCATAGTTTCCACGAATTCATCTATTAGGTCTAATAGTAATGAATACAGGTTGTCTGTTGTTTTATGGGTTGAATAGATGAATGTATTCCAGTGTTGTAGTTTTATTTGTTCCTTACACTGAAGGAAATAAATTATAATAGTTTCTTTCATATAAAATGTTGTTTTCTTTTTTCTCTTAAGATTTTCCTTACTTTGTTAATATCCCTTGAGACAGAATTTAGGGGTATTGTAGTCATTTCTGCTAGTTTTGATATACTACAACCTACCTGTAAATATAATTCAAAGAGGCGCCCATAATACCACTGAGTTTTCTTAATTTCATCCACTTGTTCCAACACCCAATCATAAGTTATACCTTCACTATATTCAACATCTGGTATATCAATATTTTTTATTTCCTTGAAATTATGTTTTCTGTATTCGGTATAGAACTTTGAAGTGTTTGATTGTGCGTTATTCATCACAATTCTGGTTAAGAAATAAAACTTTTGATTGTCAGGTAAGGCTTCAGCCTTTTTGTTAAGTAAGAATTGTTCTATACAACTTTGGCATAAGTCATCAGTATCAATACCGATATTGAACTTATCACACATTTTTTTTATTCTTATATAATTTTTCGTAATCCAATCGTTCATTTCCTATAAATACTTTAAGAACCTTGAAAAACCAACCTTTCATATTTTTTTAAACACCTATTAAAAATTTCAGCCTTTTCATATTCTTCGTTGAACTCGGCTTCTTGAATAATAATTCGTAACCCCATTCTAATATTCTGTATTGCATCAGGGTGGGATTGAGCATAGGGTATAAAATATAAAATAATTGCCTTGGTGAATTGTTCTTTTTCTTCATCATTCAGGTTGAAGTATTCGTCTAATTCAATATCAAACTTACTATCTAAATTAACTAATAACCTATGTAGTTCTGCGTTCATGTTAATATATAAAACCTTGAATTTCTTTTTTATCAGTTTCCTGTTTGCTGAAGTCCTCATACAATACCTCTATTTCTTCTTTTAAGGGGGCGCCTTTCAACGATTGCTGTAAATCCCAGTGGTTATACTCTAACCATAATTCTGCCATTCTTGCTCGTTCTAATGAACTCATTTTAGAATTATTACCTTTGTTCCAATCGTTATTAGCATCAAATAGAATTTGATATTCCGTTGGAATTAACTCCAAGTTTTTTATTTTATTTATTTTATCTTCCATGTTTAGTTGTTTCTTACCTTTTTTCATTTTATTAAAATTTACTTCAAGTAGGCTTCCACCATTTTTTGAGCTTCTAAATCTGTATATTCTAAATTTATTTTTTTATTACCAAATACAATTTCATTTACAGGTTCAGTTTCAATAACATTACCAGTTTCAATAACAATACCAGTAACAGTTTCAGTAACAGTTCCAGTAACAATAAGGTTATTGTTGGGTTTCACCTTAAGGTTATTGTTGGGTTTTTCTTGGGTTATTGTTGGGTTTTTTTTAGGTTCTTGTTGGGTTCTTGGCCTACCGCCTTTTTTTCCGTTTTCAACAGAAGCCGTATATTTTTTAGTATTGTAGTTAATATTGGCTTCCATGAAATTCCAACAAAGTTGTGTCATGGGTTCTTCAAAGGAAACTTCTTCGTTCCTTCCAAGGTGGGTTAAGAATAAAGCATCTAATATTTCTGCCTTACCTTTTTGTGAAAGGAGTTCCAACGAGGAAAACCATTCGGTTCTTACAATAAATGTTTCTTTCATTTCTATTTTTTTTTGTTTTTATTTTAATAATAAATATTTGTATTTGATAAAAAAACTTTTTGGAATTATTTTTCTATTTATGATTATGGAGAAAAAATGTGCAGAATGTAAAGTTACTAAACCAATAAGTGAATTTCATAAACGAGTAGACAATATTGATGGTCTAAATAAAAAGTGCCGAATGTGTGTAAATGAATACCAAAGGGAAAGAACTAAAAATAAAACAAAAAAACCTGAAGATGTATCAGCAAGGTTTGCTTTGAATAAACCTGGTGTTGAAGAATACCAAGTTATGTATAAATTTTTAATAAGTGCGGGGTATGATATTACAAAAGACATTCATAAACAATTCTGTGAAAAGTATAATTTGGTTCCTAAACCAAGGAATGTTAAGGATAGGAACCAATATACTTACCAGCAGTGTTTTAAAACTGGCGAATAGGAAATACTTTCGTTCCTATTAACAAATCCAAATACACTTCCATATCTTCCATTTTAGACATTATTTGTTTCACCTGTGGGTTTTCATATAACTCTATAAGAACATTCACTGGCGCCACCTTAAAACCATTTTTAGAAGTATCATAGAACATTTCCCTGACATCAATTCCACGGTATAACATTTGCCCGTATAATTCAGGTTCCCAAATAACAAATTCTTCTTTACCATCGGGGAACTCTATTGTTGCTACTACCTTATAAATTTTCGTCTGTTCCATATTTCGCCCAAGAATTTCTTTGTAATGTTGTTCTAATGTAGTTCATAGGAATACCATATTGTTTCATAATACCCCAAGAAGTGATATTACCCGCATGGTAGTTTCTATAAATTTCTGCCTTTATTTCAGGGGTAAGGTTATACTTATTGACCTTTTGTTTACTACCCAAATTGGTGAAGTTTTCTTTCATACTCACACACCGTAAGTTCCCTAAATTATTATTACCTTTGTTTCTGTCTAAATGGTCTATAGTTTCCTTACATTCACATTTATTGAATGACTGCCATACTAACCTTCCAACCCGTTTGGTGTATTTCTTTTTGTTATAAAAAATACTAATAAGTTTATATTCATTACCATCTTGGCGTTGGCTAATAACTTTTTCAGTTTTCTTGTTACGGACATTACCTTCACTAGAAATTTCATAGTTGGGGAAACCCCACATATCAGTCCAAATTTCGTTAGTTTCCTGTTTCATATTACCTTGACAATTTATCAAACTTTTGTTTATGAATTGCCATTTTACAGAAATGGTATAACTGGTTAATTTGTCTTGGTGAAAGAATTGTAAGTGTTTCACAATCTTCACCGTGACCGTCAACTAAAGCATTACCCATAGCAATAACAATATCTTCTTCTTTGTCATATTCCATGTGGTAGAATTCATTTACAGCAACCTTAACCCAAGGGTCTTCAATATGTTGTTCTTGGTTTTCGTTATCAACATTCAACTTGAATATTTCTTCTAAATCGTTAATAATTTTTTTCTCTAACGAGTTGGTTTTCTTTGACCCTTTTTGGCCTTTTGGATTTCCCATGTTTTTTTGTTTTATTTTTAGTTTATTTTATTGGTATGAATATTCCAATTCTGCTTCATAGGCTTCTTTTTCAGCAAGCCAGTTTTCGTAATAATATTCTTCATCAGTGTATTGTTCTATTTCCTGATTGAATAAGAATTCGTCATAGTGTTCTTTAAGTTTTCCCATTTTTTTTCGTGTTTTAATATATTATAAATATAGTCAAACCACACAAAAAAACAAGCACTACAAATAAATATTTTTTCATCAACAAAAAACCCCAAACCTAAAAGGTAAGGGGTTTCCAAATAATCTAATCATGCAATAGAATATATTATTTTTCTGTGTAATAGTCATTAGAAGTATAATCCCTCATAGTTCCAATACCTATAATAGCAAAGTAAGTTTTATCATCACCAGTCCAATCTATGAACCTTATTTCCCTATTTGTAATATCTAACACTACTTCCCCTTTTCTTGTATAGAATGCAACCATATCATCACAAACCATATCACATGTGGAATTCAAGAATACTGCAATACTTGAAACCAACCATAAATCTACTTCCCCCATTTTTTTTCTTTTTTATTAGTTTATATTAAATTCTTTTTCTGTCGTATTCCATAGCCAGTTCGTAGTTATTCAAACTATTAACTTCCCAATAAGTCATATCACTTTTTGAAGTTTGTTGGCCGTAGGTTTCTTTATTGTGTATTTCTTCACAGGTATTAACAAACCCATCAATAAGTTCGTTTATGTTCCAGTCATGAATTTGTGTGGTGTAACCACTGATTTTTAAGTTTCCCATTTTTATATTATTTTTTTATTTTGCAATTATAGTTAATAATGTTGAATAACTGTTAGAAACTTCTTTAGCATATTTTTTAGTTTTGACTGTAAGTGTCGTAAGGTATTCCCCGTCTTTTCTAACAATAATACCATAATACCCAATACCTTTGTAAATTTCTGTTGTTAAGTTTTTCATTTTTATTTCCGTTTTAAATATATTATAAATATACGAAAAAAAACCAAAAGAACAAGCACCACAAAAAAATATTTTAATAAAAAAACCCCCATTTAAAAAACAGGGGTTTTATATATATATGAATAAGATAAGGGGAAAAAAAATAAAAATGGGATATATTAGAGTCATTGGAAATGAACGAAAACCCCCTACCTTCTATAAATATAGTATCTTGGTATTACAAATCAATTATTTACTTAATTGTTCTAATTTTTTTTCAGCCCAACGCAATGCAGGTTCCCCGCCCCAGCTGTCATACATTAGGCGTCCGCATCCATCTTCGTATGATTTACTTGATTGTAAATCTACCTTATGTCGTGATAAGTAACTATACATTCGTTTTAATGTGTCTATGGAAATGTTTTCACCTTTAGCCAGTTGATTTGCCCTTTGCTTACCAACACCAGTTCCACAACCACCCCAACCATTCTTTTCAGTATAGTCAAGTGCCTTTTGTGCAGCATTCTTAACACCTTCAGGGTAATCATTCAAAGTTTCAGCGAAGTCATCTTCACTCATTTTAATAGGAACACAGTTAGGGGTGCCATCATCTTTTAAACCAATAGCTTCGTAACCTTCCCAACAAGCATCTTCCAAACTAGCAAACTTCACTACAGCAACATTAGGTAAGTTTTCCTTTATAGCTTGTAGTTCATTTGAGTTGTTGTCTATGTGTTTGGTAATACCTAACCTTTTAATAGTTTCCCACTTCAACTTTCCGTTTGTGAAGTGTATTTTTTCCTTTGGTATACCAAGTTCCTCAGCAACCTTATAAACTTCTTTAGAGTCCGTTTCTTGACGTCTGGTGATTATGTGTAGGTCTATTCCTTCATCTAATAAATCCTTCGCTAATTGCTGACCTTCTGGTGTTTCCAAAGTGTCATCAAAATCTATTGAAACTGTGTAACCGAATTCAACAGGTTCAACTAACAAATTGTCTTCAGCCAGAACTATAGGCCCTGGCTGAACTACAACCTTGGAAGCGCAATGTGCGTATGCTTCTTTATAATCAAAACCCTTGGCTTTTTCTTGGGCTATGCAATCACCAAGGGCTGTGTTGTGTGGAACTTCAGCAAACTCCTCAATCTTTGCCCAATACTTGTAATATTCATTAAATGAAGAAAGGCAATAACCTAACCTTTCTTTCAAAGTTTTAAACTGACCCTTAATTTTTGAATGTGAAGAACACCTTGAAAGGTATGTTCCCCTGTTCTCTGACTTACGGGGAATGAGAACATATAATTCTTCTTTCTTCATTTTTTCGTTGGTTCTATTTAAATAAGATTTACACACTGCATATCTTTGTGAATTGTCAGGGTATTCGTCCATTATTTCGTCCATACATCTTGAAAGGAATTTATCTTCACTTTCCCCTTGTTTTCTTGGTTCGGGCATAATTATAAGTTATTTTTCAGTTTCTTGTTTTCTTTATGTAGTTCGTCAACCTTTTTTTCCAAATCTTGAATTTTAATATTCAAGTCATGTATTTCTTTCTTCAGGTCATCAATAATATTTTTGTATAAACTAACCGCCAATTCCAAGTTTCTTAACACTTGGTTGTCAGTTTCTGCCTGTTGTTTACCTTTACCTACAAACCATGCAGCAATACCTGTTAATGCGTTTGATATTAGTAATATAATAGTTTCATTCATAATATTAACAATTTCCACCCTGACACAAATAAGGGTATGTAGGGTCAGCGTAACTTCTTAACCCGTATTTTTTCATCATGTTATAAGGTGAAGTATCACCTTGCCCGTTTGGCATGTGGACACCCGAAAAATAGTTCTTACCCAGATGAGGAAATAACCCTTGGTTAGAAGTTGTTTGGAATACTAATGGGTAAAGGTTAGAATTGAATATGATTTCTTGTATCATTCTCTGCTCAAAGAACTGGCTTCTATCATCAGCCCTTTTTTGCATATATTCCATTTCCTTAATTGTCACGGTGTTTTCTGCACCTGTCACAATTCCATTATTCTTAATTCTCATGAATACCGAAGGGAGTGCCTCCGCATATGCCGCCCAGACAAGCATTGGCTGAGCGAAGTAAGTTAAGAAATTATAATTTGTATCACTTAAAGTTCCACCTGAAACTTCATACAATAATGTCTTATAATAACGAGCCCCGACTATATACTCTAACTTCGTTTGCTGAACGACAGAAATAAACGGCAGGAGAACCGAAGTTGAAACATTCGGGTCAATATCTGTGAAATTTTTTAGTTTCGTTTCACTGATTAGAAGGACATTTTGAGGAACTATACCTGGACTACTCATTCGTTATAAGGGGGGTTTCTGGGTTATTTGCTTCAGGCACTTGTGTGTCAACCACATCTTTATTTATATCAATTTGTTCTGTAGGTTTAGCGTCATCAATAGTAACCATCATAAATTGCTTTATAACTAAAGTAGCTTCAACCTTATCTCTTAATAATAATAGTTTTTCAAATACCTTTTTGATTTCAGTTTGGATTGGTTTTATCACAAGGTGTTGGAAGTGGTCTTGTGCTTCCAAGTGGTCTGGTGTCCCTAAACCGCCTGGTGTAATAATCCCCAGCAATTCAGGGGAACTGATTTGGTGTGATGTTAAGATGGCTTGTTGAACGGCATTACCCATTTCTATCCACATCTTATCACTTGAATTTGGTGTTATTTGTGTTACTTCAGGTGCATTGTCTTTACCATCACTGAATGTCAAAAATAACTTACCTGCATTGTTTGACGAACCATATTTGGCTGTCATGTTATTATAGATTTGTTCTCGTTCTTCGGGTGCAGGGATGCCTGAATTTAAACTAACAAATAATGATGGTTGTAAGTTATTACAAATGTTATTAAACCACCAGTTATATATTTCTACTTCTGTAGATATGGCTGTCGCTCCTCCCCAATATGAAGGGGTGGCGTAGAAATTATTTCCACAACTATGGGTTGTGTAATAAAATACTTGTGATGGGTCTTCGTTATTATAGTCAAACGCAGGTAGTTTTCTCGGAATGAATTTCTTTGGGTAAGCCCAATCTGCACTATAATAATAATGGTTTACCCTATCGTATAAATCACTTTTTTCGGCCCTTAATTTAGAAGCATCCATGTAATACATTTCAAACCCTAAATCCCTATCTTTTTTCCAAACAATATTTAAAGCGAACGCCCCGTATAAAATGAAGTCCAACGCACATTTAGACCATATGTCATAGAAGTTATCACCCAAACTATTAACCATAACCAACCTTTCATCATCACCTAGTTCTAAAGCTATTTCTTCACCACGAACACCATACCATTTAGATTGAACCGAAGCTCTGTGTGTCGGTGAAGAATTGTATAACCTAATAAGTTCTTGTGGTGCCAAGTTGGCAATACCATAATAAACCCAAGGGCTACGGGTGTTTATAATTAAGTTTTCTTCAATCAAAGGAACCTGTGCTGTTGCAAAATTGAATACCCTTAATAAATCTTCGTTTGTTTTAATATCTTCCATACCTATAAATATAATTTTTTCTTACAATAATCAAACTAATAATTATTGGTTCGGGTATTTTGCTGATAAATAATTCCACATATATGTCATTTCTGTAGTTGTTAATTTCCTATCAAAGAATGAAATTTCTGTATTCAATATAGAATTTGTGCCACCACCTAATAGGTTGAATATAGGGTTATTTACGCTTAAAATGGTTTCTACATTTGTGGTGAAACTTTCTAATACACCATCAAAGAATAATTCAACCGTAGCATTATTTGGGTTAGACATATATACCCTAACAGCACCGAACACCCAATTATTTTGCCCTATATTATGGTCTGGTTCTGGGCTTACACTTGCACCACCTTGGTAGAATGTATATATTCTTTGTCTATTGATACTACTACCTTGGTTATTATAACTAAACCACCTATAACCTTGAGTTCCACCACTATAATCTTGCCCATTGTCACTTGAAACAACATAACCACCACCGTTGCCATTCAATGCAAAGTTTGCAAATATTGTGTAAGCAGACATTGAACCATAAACAGAAGCCAAATTAGATAAGTTAGACCCACCAGGTGCATTAGGACTGGCAACACCAGTTGTAGCAGAATAAGGGTAAGTTCCACCTGAAGACCAAATTGTGGCATCTGCAGGGTTTACAGCATTAGTTTGGAATATATAGTTTCCTGATATTAAATCTTTTGCTTGGCTGATATTATTACCTGAATTAACCAACACTAAATTGTTTGCATTCGTGAAATCAACCCACCATAAAGCCCCCAAACTAGCAGGGTCAAAGTTTACACGCGTTGGGGTTGGGGTAGGTGTTCCAGTAGGCGTTCCAGTTTGTGTAACACTTGGCGTAGGTGTGTTCGTTGAAGTTACACTTGGTGTTGGGGTTGGCGAAACTGGGTTATAAGTTGGGGTTGGCGTAGGTGTAATATTTGCTGTAGGGTTCGGTTCATCTGGTGCAAAAATAACATTACTATTATATTCATCAGGTGAAATCCATGTGTCAAATTGTGAGTCAACTGTTATTGCTGACTGAACTATAATTTGTGCTTCACCATTCTCTACAACATTTACGGCAAGAGCAGGGTTAAGGTTTCCAGAACCCATGGGTTGCTCGCTAATTTCATATAGGTATTGTCCTTCATACGGAAAGTGAATTTCACCAACACCTGTCCCTTCAATAAAATAAAATTCATCATATCTATTTTTATGTAATGAAATATCTGTTGGTAAGAATGAAACACTTTGTTTAGAGAATATATGTGTGAATGTGAATAAGTATTCAGGATTAGTCAAAGTGCTATTCTGTGAAACTGTCACCACTAATGTGTTCGGCTGGTTGGTTTTTATTATTAACATGGCTCAAAAAACACAAGGAGGAATACCCCCCTTGTGCTATTTTTTTTAAATTTATACTTGGACTGTAATACCTTGAGCTATTGAACTCAAAGAACCTGCCAACTGGTTCATTGGATTTGGTTCTAAATATTGGAAAGTCATGTTATATCCGTTCTGGTCACCTAAAGCCTTACCAGTTACTGAAGTTCCAGCACTGATAAAACATCCGTAAGTTTGACCTAAATAGAAATATTGACCGTTATTGTCTTCAATAACAATAGCCAATCTTTGTGATTGTGCCAAAGTTTTTAAGATGTTTCTCTTTGCTTGCTCTAACTTCACGAAGTAAGTTACAGTTTCCCCTTGGTAGAACACAGTTCCGTTTTCTAATGAAGCGTTGACCGTTTCAGTATGTTGACTTGAAGTTCTTATTAGTTGAAACTCATAAAATGTTCCTGAACCTGAGATTGCTGTGATAGTATCACCAGTAGTTGAAGTGATGTTTGCGATGTTTGTGAAATCTGTTATCCACAATGTTTTTAAACCACCGACGTTGTCACGACACCCTAGAGCAATACCCGCTGTTAAATTACAACTCATTTTTTTATATATTTTATTAGTTAGTTTATTTTAATAATGGGGGGCAATTCACCCCCCATATA